AGTCGTCGATGTCCTCGGGCGTGACGCCGGGTATTTTCGATAATCTTTTCGTCAGCCTTTCCTTGACGCTCTCCAACTGGCGTCACCTCCGTTATTTTTTCTTCGGCTTAGATTCCGTTTTCTTAGGCTTTGGTTCGTCTACACGCTGAATAAACGGCTTGCATCCGTCGAGTAAATCGATCTGCGACTGTACGTTAGTTTCGTAATATCCGTCGATGTTAAACGTAATAGTCTTACCATTCCGAGTTAATTCGTAGTAGGGCAAGCATTTATACTTCGCCATTCAATCACTCCTTATTTATCGAAAGTGAGGGGAACTTATCCCCTCTAACTTAGATCAACGTCGGTGAAATACCGGAAAGAACTGCGACGCTTTCTTTCGCGTTCTTGATTTCCCAACCGAATTCTCCGCGAATTACACGGCTGAAATAGTCACCGCCCGGTAGAGTAGCGTCTTGGTCGTAAATTGGCGTCAAGTAGCGCGCTTTGATGTTATCCTTATTTACGAGCAACGCGCGATCTTTCGGCATATTCATGTCGACGACTACGCTTGCCAATGCTCCGCCCGGCAGGTCGGACAAGAACGAAAGGATTTGGTAACCAGTTACGCTGTCTTGACGAGTTGTACGGATAGTGTCGCCACCCAACTTCGTAATTTGACGCGCTACGTTCGGTCCGCAGACGATAGTGTTAACGACACCGCCACGCTTGAACGTTTCTTCGACCGCGTTGTTAAGTCCTTTCGCCGTAATCTCGTTACCACCGAAGTCCTCAACTTTCGATCCTTGCTCGTTAGCAAACGCGAATAGACCTCCGGAAGTACGAGGCATTGCCGAACTACCTGCGTATTTACGTCCGTAGATAAGCGAGTTATTAGCTTCACGGATCATTTCTTCGAGTCTTAATCCGACTTGATAGTCGAGTTCGTCCGCTACTCCGTAAGTGTTTACCGCTTGTTGCGTACGAGATACGGAAGCGTAACGAGAGAATATTTGCGAATAGTTGAACGATACAATACGGTCATTGATTTCGTTCTTACGGAACGTATCTTCTCCTTCCGGACGTGGACGAGAGATTACTTTCAATTCCGCGTCTGCTGCGATAGCTTCCGGAGTAGTTGCGTCGAATCCACGTACGACCGTAATTTTGTCAGCCGCTTCGTCTACAGCCGTAACTTGCAGGACTTCCAATCCGTTTTGTACAAGTGCGTTTACGGTAAACTTGCGTGCCTCGCCCGGCTTCAATTCGATTTCTGTAGCCGCCGCATCAGCCGCAGCCGCAACGTCAGCAGTGTCCGAGTTTAAGTAGTCATTCTGCCATTCGAACTTAGTTTGCGTTAAAGCATCTCCTGTCCCAACCAATCCGAAAAGGACGGGCGCTTTCGTTAAAATTACATCGACTGTATCCTGCATTTGTCTTACTTGTTGTTGGAAATCATAAGTTTGTGCTACTGGCATTTTTCATATCCCCTTTATAATTAGTTATTTATTTTTGGCTTTTAAGCCTACAAGCTCATTAGCAAGGCGCGTCACTTTTCCGAGTAAACGCCTATCACTAACGGCTTTCTGCTTTAATTCCGCTAGTTCTTTCTCTTTTGCTGATATTTCGTCAAGTGACGGATTCTTAGACGGATTACTTCCGCCTGCTGCGTCTGCTCCAATCGGCTTTTTAAACATCCACGGCTTCGACTCCTTTAGCGACGCGACCGCTTCTTCAACACCTTTAACGTTTCCGGATTCGTCAATCTCGACGCCGGATTTATCCATTAACGCCAATACATCGTTTATGTCGTTAGCGTTGAGCGCGCGTGCTACCGCTCTAATTTCCGTGTCGATAATACGCTTGTTAGCCGCCTCTTCTGCTTTCTCCGCCTTTTCTGCGAGTTCAGCCGCCTTATTTTCGGCTTCTTCTTTTTCGGCGAGTAAACGCTCTTGCTCGGACATTTCCGCTTTCTTGCGTTCTTCTTCCGCCTTCTCTAATTCTTCGAGTCTTTTTAGCTTCGCCTCCATTTCCTCTTGTTGTTGTTTGAGCGTATTTACCTCGTCGACCTTCGCTTTGAAACGGTCATAAGGCACTTTGTTATCGACTTGTGTAGTATCGGGTTTTTGCGTCTCCGCAGACGGTTTTTGTTCGTCGATATTCGATTGCTTTTCGTCTTTAATTTCTTCGCTCATAAGTTATTACTCCTTTCGTTTTACGCCCGACGGCGAGGTATTCGATATTGTTCGGATAGTTTTACGACTTTTCGGTCGAGTTTCGTTTATTACTCGTCAGTTTCGATTTCTTCCTCTTCTTCGTCAGTTTCGATTGCTTCTTCGTCTAAACCATCCGACGTATTTCCCCTTCCCTCGCCGTAAGGGTCCTGTCTGCTACGTATAAGGTCGCGTTCTTCGATAATCTCCATTAATTTAGCCTCGGCGTTTTCCTTACCACTTCGAGTGATAGCGCCTTTGATAGATTCAATCTGACTCGCAATCTCGTCGCCTAGTTGTGCGACTAATGCCGCCTGATCCTGCGGTAATGGCAAACCGAAGATAATTTCGTTCGAATAATTGTCGCCGACTAATTCGACTAATTCCTTGTCGTATTTAAATCGCGCGTGATCTTGGCGTGCCTGCATGTATCTAAGCGCATATTCATTCAACGTCTGTAGGCGCGACTGCCACGTAACCCATGCCCGCTGCGTTTTCGAAATGATGGCGGAAAATAATAGTTTCAACGCCATGTCATTTACTCCGCCGGTTTTCATTTCGGCTGTATTAACAATAGGTACCTCGCTAATTTCGTGCAAGGCTTCGTACATACGGTCGAGATAACTTTCGATAGATTCACGGAATTTAAAGCTGGATTCTAAGCGCTTGGCATCCGGGCTGTTGCCTTCGTCGCCGTTATCTCCGAGGTTCCATTTCGCTGATGGACTCATTTTTAACGGATTTTTCGGGTCCTCTTCGACATTAATGAGCAAGGTTATCGCAAACATTTCGAAGCGTAGGGCGTCCGAGTAGTCGGATAGCTTACGGTCGATTTCGTCAACAACGGTAATTAGTTTCTCTAATTCGGAATAGCCTCCGCATTGTCCCGAAAGTGATTCCGTAGGTATGTGTACGACCGGTATAAAATCGAGGCCCATCGACTTACGCTCGACGCGTTTCTCGACTACGTATAAGTCTTCGTCGTAAATGGCTTCTTCGATCTCACAATCGTAATTGCCGTCCTCGTCGTCACCGTGCCATACGAGATAATACGATAGCTTCCATAGCTTCGTCTGTTCTTCGTCGAGATAAGCGACAATATGCACTTCTTCGAGTTCGTCCGCGTCCCACTCGTTGTGCATGGCGATAACTTCCGTTGAGGGATGGAATAATACACGAAGTCCGCCGCGCCTAGCATCGTAATGTAAGCGCGCATATACGCCTGTTCGACTAATAGCGCGATCCTTAGCCGCTTTCAGTAGCTTTTCGTGCATCCGATTTTCGTCCCACACTTGCGTTAGTAGGCGTTCCTTGGCTTTTGCCCGCGTATTTTCATCCTGCTGCTCCGTACTCGGCGTATAGTTTCCGGTAAGCATGAGCGCAGGATCGTCGATTATCTCGGGCGGCACAGTAACTTTTGGCTCCTTCTCGAACTGCCAAGCCGCGATAGTGTCGATATGCTTCCGAAGATAGCCCATATTCAGCAACGTTGGCTCGTAGTCTATCTCGTCAGGCTTTTCGTAATGAGTCCAAACGTTGAGCGTGCCGTCGTAGCGCTCGTATAGTTTTACTTCGTCGACTATTCGTTGGAATTCTCGTCTGCCTAGCGCCTCTTGTAACGGGTTGTGAAATATTAGTTCGTTCAGTAGATTCGGGTCCATTGTCCGCACCTCCTTTCATTCGTAGTTTAGTAGCGATAACTGCCGTCATACTATCGCTTCTCTTTCGTTTATTTCGGCAAGAACAATATCAACACACGCCCCTACGTCTGCTTTGATTTCAGATTCCCAAAATCGGTAAAGTGAATAACCACAGGCTTTAATGTACGCATTCTTACGACTGTCTCGACTTTTAACTTCGGGAAGGTTGTGCCAATAATCTCCGTCACATTCGATAACAATTCCGTATTCAGGCAACAAAAAATCCAGCCGAAATTTATCGCCTAGATTGTATTGTTCATCGTATTTAATTCCACGTCTTGAAAGTTCTTCTGCCATCGCTATTTCAATTGACGTAAATTTCGTCGGCATATTTCTCCTTGATAATGCCGTCGCGCATTCGTTACTACACGTAGGCTGTCTCTCGCCTTTATCTATTTCACGACTAACATAGGGCGGTTTGAGTGATGATTTTTCGCATATAACACAATCATACGCCTTAAATCCGCCTGCCCACCTTCCGTTTCTTTTCCCGCGAGAAGTCCCTTCACGGAGCATTGTTTCCCTTGTTTTCCTTGCTGCCGCTCTCCGCTTTTCTTCACTCCATGTTGACGGGCAAGGGGCGTGCCATTTACCGCCGTGATTCGGGTTTCCGCTCCCCTCCATCTTCCGACTGTGCGCATCGTCCGCGCAATCCCTAGAACAATAAAATTCTGTTTTACCTACTCTGATGCGCGCTTTGTAATATCTCGCAGTCTTTTGTGTCTGTTCTCCGCAATTACTGCAATTAAGCTCAACGTATAGGGGTATTTTCTTACGTCTATTAGCGAACGTTTTTTCTTTTGGCTTTTCAATACCGAATTTCCTAAGATAGTTTAAAATAGTCCTTTTAGTTACCCCGACTTCTTCTGCGATTTTTATACTAGATAAATTGTCGGTAATATACCTCTTATACAACCACTCTTTATCTTTATACAGTTTCAATCACCGAACCACCTCTCGTAGTGACTTCTCGGCATTATAAAAAGGCGGAAGCATACCGAGATATATGCTTGTCGGGAGCTACCCTATCCGCCTAAATATTTAATACCTGTATGATCCTGCGTTACTCGCTTTTCTGCGGCGACCTGTGCCTACTACCATCGTTAACATGGAAATACAATCCGGAAAATCATCAAATTTATGCATACCGTACATCTCAAACTGCTCCATCTCAGGTGAATTCTTAAATTTTCGATGGAATCGAATCTTACCGTTCTGTATATCCGGTAACAGCGCTTCAATCCGCAATGACTTACGCGTACGTTGTTTGATCTGCTTTATTCGTGTTTGCGACGGATACCCGCGCTCTTGCAATCGTTCCGCCATCTTGTCCGCAATAAATTCCTGCGCCGCCTGCGCTTCAATCGCAAGACCCTCATATTGATGATCGAGAGTATGCTCTACAACTTCATCGATAAGTACGTCGGGATGACATCGTTCCATAAACGCGTCGAAAACGTATAACGTACCCGTTTCCTTGTTAACGGCTCCCGTAGCAATAACCGAATAATCGCCTTTTTCCTTTCCCATTGCTATATCCACCGCGCCATAGTTAAGTGTTTCAATCTGCGCTAAATCCTCGTCATCAAACCAATACTGCTCGAAGTATTCCGGCTTAAATATCTGACGTTCTTCGTCCGTCGGGTTATTTTGATACTCTTGGTTAAACGCCTTTGTTCCGTTTTCTTCGCGAACTACAATCAATTCGTAGTACGTAAAATACCCCGGCCAAAGTATTTCAGTACCGTCGAGCATGTCCGCTTTATTTGCCTCGAAAAATTCGTATGCCTTGTCCGCTGCTTTCGGATCGTCACTCCGATATACCTTGCGCCAATCTTCCCACAAATCATTCCGCTTAGAAAAAGAATTGACCGCCGAAAACTTGCGAGATTCAAAGTCGCGCCTTTCTTCGATAACATAATGTAAAAGCGAGCCAAAGCACAGTATAGTTCCGAGGTAAATGCACGTACCTTCCTTCGCCATCGCCGGCAGCATTTCTTCGCGAAACCACGTCTTGGACTTTTCGATTAGCTCAGGCGTGTTCGTTGATTCGTCGCTTTCAAGATCGTCGAGAATAAACAAGTCTGGCCGCGAAGCACCGTGCCGGAGTCCGCGCGTTTGAGTGCCGAGGCCTTTCGCTTCTACTTTCGTATTAGATGTCGTTATAAACTCGTATTTATTATCGAGTTCATTTCGTGATGGCTGTACGTGTAAAAGCTCGCCGAAGTCCTCACGTAGTTTGGCGTTAAGTTTAAGTTGATAACGACCCCACGTAATAAAGTCGCCAGCCACATCGGTAGTTTCCGAGAATAGTACGATGTACTTCCGCAACCTATAGACGATTTGGTGTACGAGGTAGATATTCGACAGCCATGCGGTCTTTGCGTGCCGCCTCGGACATGCCCACGCGATATTGCGCTTTGCTAGACCCTTCGTAACTTCGTCAAGCATGGCCGTTAATTCCTTGTGAAAGTCGGCCGCATTGCGCACATTGATTCCGGCGGGTATTAGGTTTTCGTCATTGCCCGGATTACCGTCCTCCGAAAAGTATTCCATTCCGAAGTATAAAACGTCATGCTCGCCTTTGTGGACGCGCTTCAATCGAACTAGCTCGCGCTTATCGGCGATTAATGTCTCGGCTTGACCTGCCGTGAGTTTGCCCGCCTTATATAGTTTTTCCAGCTTTTCGACGCGTGCTTCGACGAGGGCTATCCGGGCAGCCCGCGCGTTATAATCGAGCCATTGTCCGTTTATTAGCGCTATTTGTCTTCGACCTCCGATTTAACTTCGTCCAGCATCGCGTCCAGTTCTTCGAGTTCCTTCGCCAGTTCTTCGTCAGTGCGCGGGCCTCCTTGCGTAACTTCGATAGCGTGCTCGTTCTTGATGAAGCCCATCATCTTCGCATATAGATCGAGCGCTTTTTGCGATGGCGCTCCGTTGGTGCCGCGCATCGAACTAATGAGAGCCTGCGCAAACAAGCCGACTTCATCGCCGAGATAATCCTTCGCTACTTCCTTCTTAAATTCGATAAATGCTTGGTTCTGCTTGCGCCAGCGATAGAGTGTAGCTCGGTTGACTTCGAGTTCATCCGCGAGCTGATCCTGCGTCTTCCGTTCCTTGTACGGAAGCATTTCGTTATCCAACAGCGCGTATACGGCCTGCTGTTGTTTGACCGTCAATTGTTCCGCGAGTTGATCGCGTCTTGATTTCTTCGCCAAGTTATCGTTCTCCTTTCGTTTTAAATTCGTTCTGTATGGCGTTTTATCGTAAACTATACCGATTATACCTGCGCACGCTTAAAACGCCTGTACGGGCTTCCTGCGGCCTTACAGACGTATGTTTGACGGAATGGGTTCCGATAACACCCTAAGATTTAAAATTTTGGCGGAAATGTTTGCGGGTCAGGCAGACGAATTGTCAGAAAACTCACCCCGCCCCTTTTTCGTTTTGTCCTTTCCGCGCGGATTTCGTTTTCCTTCCGTTGTATGTTCGCGTATTTTTATTCGATATTAGTTTACATAATGCTAATTATAGGGAAGTGGTCCGTTATACAAACGTTATAGTGGCGCGTGTTTGCGTGCTTAACAATTACGTCGATTATGCATTGTTTTATACATCGTTGATATGACGCGCTTTGTCCGTAGTACCTTGCGCCGATTAGTGTATAAAGTACGTGTGTATATCGGAAGGACAAAGCGGTGCTGACCCCGTGAGTTTGACGACCTCGTCCGCGGTGAACGCAAAGGC